TGCCAGTGGCGGCATGAATCGCCTTCCACAACGCTTTGAGCGCCTCAATTTGAATGGGATAAAAATCGAGAAACGGATCCAGTTTGCTACCATGTACCCACGCACCCTCTACCATGGGGCGGGCGCCATGACCTCTTTTTATATAGGTGTCTTGGTATTTAGGATAGTAGGCATTCGTAATCTCCACTCCCACCGATGCGCGGTTGGCCCGGGAGGAGCCGGCGTGCCACGCTCCGTGTTGCATGTCTACTGATTGATAGATGGTTCCATCGTTGTCAATCATAAAATGTACAGAGATTCCGCGTTTGTTCAAAACTTTAGCGCAAGAATGAGAAGATAGGCATACATCCCAATGATTAACAAAATATCTAATTGTTCTTTTGGGTCTTCCCGTGTAGTCATAATACGTTCCTTCGTTTGCTTTGAGTCCATCCTCTTCCGACCATAGCACCACTCTCTCCCACTCAATGGGAAAATAATCTCCATTATATACGATGTAATTGGAGTAATTCTTGTGCTTTGGTTTGTGTTCATGAATAGTGGCTTGACGTTCCGTCCAGACGCGGCGAAAGGTCATCGGGCCGCATAATCCATCAGCGCTCAAGCCTCGGGCGCGCTGCCATTTTTTAATTGCTCGTACGAGCTTGTCATCAAAAAATCTTTCTCCGAACCAGGTGGGATCCCATCCTAATTTGGATGCCGACGCTTGATTATAAAAGTCTTTATCCATTAATGTATTTTCCTATAATTATAATATTCCAATAATATAATTATCTAATATTACATTATATTGCTTTCCCTCGACCTGAAATTGTTCAATCATTGATTTATCAACGATTACCTTACAGTATTTTTCTAATTTCTCATTAAATCTTACATCCGTGGCCCATCCCATCACACAAACGATAGTGTAGCGCTCTTCTGTGGGCTTGAAAGACTCGGGAAGAACAATTCCGCTAGCAGTTTGAGGGGGCTCGGGTTCTGGTACCTCAATGTGAAGATAACGATTAACGGGTTTAAAATTTCTTTTATGCACCATCTACCTCCTTTTGTATAAGTTTTTCTTGGCGTTTATATTCTTGGTCGGTCAAAAATATATCCTCTCTAGCTTCACATCTCCGACAGTACATACACAGATTGACATTGCCTGCCACAGAGGCGCGAACACTCACCGGTAACCAGTAGCATTCCTTTTGATTTTCACGGCGGCAGTATGTACGCATGCGCCTTTCCTCTAAGAGGTAATTAAAATTACTCATCGTTGCTCCTAAAACAGAGTACAAGTATCGTTAGTGCAGAACTTTGTGCCCTTCCCCTCTTCATCAGTTTCAATTTTCCGAATAGGAGTGATCTGAGTAATTAGTTCCTCATATGTTTCTTTGCTAATGGGCTCGTACGGGGCTTGTTCATATCCTGTCTCCTCATAACGCAAAAAAGAAACCGCTTTCAGTCTTGTTTCATACATTTCTAATGCACCTTTAATTTGTTCGGCCTCTTGAGGCTTGAACGAAACCGTAATGGAAACGGAGTTGTCCGCCCAGTAGTGTTGATATTGGGCTGCAATTTCTAACTGTTCCCACATTGAAACGTCTCGCTTGCCTTTCTGGAAGAACGGTTCATGAACCGGAAAGTCCACCACCATCGTATTAGGAGAATACTTGTCTCGTTCTACATTATAACCTGCTTCGCGAAGTTTGTCAATTAAATTTGACGTAGTAGAAAAACGAATCCGACGAATATAATATTCATCCTCGGGAAAATGAATCCCTGGTGTAGATCCGTTTAAGAGAGAGACTGTGCCGGAGGGTTTGATACTAGTAACACGCACCGAACGCGGAATGCACAGCCAATTAGAATAATGTTTGTCTAACTCAATGATATGATCGTAGGCGCTATCGCACCATTCATACATTGTGCGGCGACCATGTTTGTTAAACGCCTGAACCACTCCCGATTGAGATAAGCCGATGCGTCGATTCTTAAGCATCATGGCATTTGTTTCTGGCCAATGCGTGTTGACCAAGGTTACGGTCTTCCCGTATAGATACGCAATCTTTAATGTCTTTAAATAGTCCTCATAGGTTTCATGTTTGGCTGGATAAGTTTCTACCAGACAACACAGTTCAGCATCTTCTAGTTGTTGCTCCACGCAGGGGTTAAACCCTGCTACATTAATGTCATCGTAGCGCGGTGGGTCCTTAAATCGTCCTCGGGTGCGAGCGTTTTCTAACCAAATGTATCCTGGCTCTCCGTTATTTTGACTCTGCTGGGCATGCCAGGTGTAATCCATTCCTACTTCAGCAACAAACGAATTGTTAGAACCCCAACGGTGGTGGTACAATTTTTCTTCATCATTCTTCATAGTTAGATATTGTCTGTCGTCAGCGCTACCCATCGCCAGTGCAGCCGACCGGCGCACATTGCCCGCCACTACACATCGTCCAATAAGATTTTCTGTGTCTACAATATCAGTAGAGGTAATAATATGACCAATCTTCGGCATATAAAGCTTTACCAATTCATCATGTAGCTCTTTCAATGGTGCGAAACCGCTCGATGTACCACCGAAGCCCTTAATTGGAGCCCCCAGCGGACGAATTTCAGAGTAATCAAATTTGGGGACATCTGAACCAAAAAAGAATCCGTTTAATAAGATCTCCACTGACTTTACCCATCCCTCTCTACTGTCGGGGATCACGTAAGTCTCTTCAGACCATGATGGGCTTTTGATATTAAGAGTGCCAGCGCCTTTGGTGTCAAACCCAACCCCTACACCTACCATCAGCGCATCCATAATCCAGGCAAAGAGATATCCGCCCTTAGTTGCCACATCGCGTGTGGTTCTAAAGCCGCAATTAAAAAGACCAGCACCGGTTCTTTCCTCAACAAATTTAGTGCCCATCATCCATAGTCCACGCCCTGGCGGTGTCCACTTTAAATTAAACAATCGATCATAAGCGTCCTTAGCCGTGCGTTGGGCCTTAGCGTCATTCCACTCCAAGCCCAATAAAAATACATGTTGTTTTTGAATGTCGAACATTCCCTCAATCACACGCCGACAAGTATGATGCCATTCTTCGGTACCAGTAGCATCAGTAATGCTTTCACCCAAACGTCGTGCATATGTACGCTTAAACGTAATATATCCTAACGGACCCCACGGCACTTCTAGATCCTTATATTGATCAATAAAATTTTCTGACAACTTAAACCGACGAATGTTTTCTAGAGTGCGCATTTATTTTCTCCTTAATTTGTTATATTTCTTCATTAATAAATCACGTTGACCTTTACTGGTTAGCGGCGGTATACCACTTACCGCTTCTTGAGCGTATTGTGCGCTCGACTTTTGTATCACATTAATTTTCACACAACTGGTGTCCATATGAATGGGAAACACTATCCCGTCCGGACCATTTCTATTCTTGGCAATAAAAAGTTTGCCTTCATTTTTTTGTTTGTCTTCAATCGTTCTTGAAACAGAAAAAATAAAATCTGCTACAAAACATTTATTAAAGGCTTCAGAAATTTGTTCCATAGTAATCACTTCCGCATTCAATCCGGAGCGATTAGTCTGAGATGCTGTCCAAATGGGACATTGAAATTCAGTGGACAACGACCTGAGTTCTTCGTAAATTGATTCTAGCTCGTTGCGTTTTTCTTTTCTCATCATGAGGGGTCTAAGAAGGTCCCCATAGTCTACAATCACCATGCCGGGATGAATCCCGCGCTTTACAAGGCGTGAAAGGTGCGCGCGAATTGTGTTAGTAGTGGCCGATTTAGTGGGGTATTCTTTAATGATAAGTTTCCCCTCGATATTCTTAATATCCTCATAAATCTCTTCCTTAAACGACAAAAGATCCGAGAGAGGGTAACCAGTAATACAACTATCATATCGATTAGCTATCACCGTCTCTTGCAACTCCAAGGTATAATGAATAACAGTCTTTCCTTTCTTTAGGGCGTGGGCTCCCAGGTGAACTAACACCATTGATTTTCCAGCGCCGGTCGGAGCAATCACCACTCCCAATTCACTCTTCCCTAAGCCTCCTCCACAAATGTTATCTACCTCGTTCCAACCTAGGGAAAGGGGATTACGATGTGTGGGAACAAACCGCTTTTCAAAATCTACAAAGTAATCATAACCAAAATTGTTTTCCGTTCCCAACTTCAAGGCATCATTAATGACCTTAGAGATTTCATCAAACGAACAATTCTGGAGGAGGTTAACCGACTTCATCATAGCCTCTTTGAGGTTTTGTTTCTTACAAAAATCTAATGACGCTTCTTTAATGTATTCTATATCGGTTAATTCTTTCTTGTGGATTCTCGCGAAGTATTCTCTTACTTGCTTTTGTGCCACTTTGTCTTCGTTTTCTAAATCCGTACGAAGAATCGTAATCACTGCCTCCACAGAAGGATGCTGTTGATACTTGGCTCTATATTCCACAATTTTTTTGACGAAAATTTTGAGGTACTCAAGCTCTAGGAAACTAATATCTAATACCTCAGTGATCTGATCCGCGAACGGTCGATCCTCAAAAATAAGTTGTACTAATCCTTCTTGGAAGGCCTTACCGTACCTTCCAAAGTTCACCTGTTCAGCGAGCATAGAGCCTCTCTTTGTGTTGTATAATAATTATCATGGCGACCTCCTTAATGCCAATAAGAATTTAACTTTGTTTGCTTGTCTCGTCAAGATATTGTCTGTCAATCTTGTTGAGGTGTGTCTTAAGATCTAACCAATTTAACTCTCCAAATCCGTCATCCCTCATCAGTTTGATGATGGCTGTTTTATTAAAATTAGATTCAAACTTTTCTACCGATTCCTTCACTTTCATTTTTGACTGAACTGACATTTGAGGCGCATAGAGTTGCATCATTTTATAGTTGTGTTCGATGAGTCCCTTGTTCTCTACGATACTATCATAAAACTTTAATCTTGTCTCCTCTACGTTCTCACAATGCTCAATAACTTCGTCAATCGTATATGTTTTATCTTCTCCTAGGAAGCCTAACTTCTTTCCTACGGTTTTAAACCCCACCCCTCTAACACCGGGCAAGTTATCGGATGTATCTCCAATGATAGCTCGTGCGAGTGCCATGTTAGTGGGGTGTACTCCGGTTTGTTCAACAATTCTCTTAGTGTTTAAGAATTCATTCTTAATGGGGCGCCACAAGATTGTTTCGTCATCACAAATCTGCATAAAATCTCGGTCATTAGAGACGATAATCTTTTGCCAGCCCTTATAATAGGAAAGGCTAGCGATATAGGAAATAATATCATCCGCTTCTACCTCGGGGATCATAGCCTGTACAATAGGCATCTGATTGAGGTATTCAATGATGCGCGTCTGCTGCCAAATCTTATTCTTAAGCTCTTCATCCTCCGTCAAGTTATGGAAAGCACGATTCAACCGCAAAGGCTTGCGTCCTGCTTTATAATTCTTGTCCATGGTCTTGCGCTTACGCGAACCATCGGGTCCATCCCATGCAATGAATACTTGGTCTGGTTTAATTTCTCTCACTAACTTTTGGAGAATTTTAATAAACCCCTTCAGCCCTCCAATAGGCTGTCCGTTAGATGATATGGAAGGGTCTACAATATAGGCCCTCAAGTATGCGTTCAACGCATCCACAATCAAAACTCTTTTCATTCTTCTTCTCCTGTATCACAAATTATATGCCCGTCATCATCGAGCGGTGGTCGATATTCATGGGCAGTATCCCAGGCGCACCAACAATCTGGACCCCCAGGACATTCACTATCGCTCGGGTAGAGTCCGTAGTTGCATGCTAATAGCAACGGTAAAATAAAATTCATTGTAGCACCTCCATGATTTCACTTTCAAAAAACACCTCGGGTTCCCTGTCTCCTACGCATAGAACCTCATACATACCCATCCCTTGGAGCCCTGCGATCCGCAGCCCAACAATAAGCCCAATAAAGTACACACTAGTGTTACGGAAATCTCCATAAGGATCAGCGATCACATCATCTTTTACTCTTACTAGTTGTCCTATTTTATATTTCACAGTTTATAGCTCCCTACAATATTGTTATCAATACTGTACACTACTTTCTTAATACCTACGTGCCGCATAGCTGCTTGGCACATGTGACAGGGTTTGCTTAGGCGAAAGTCATTTATCTTTCCTACTCTCGCCACGTAAAGAGTTGCGCCGTAGGTCACGGTTCGATCAACTCCTAGGATCGCCCCTATTTCTGCATGCACAGTCGCGGTGCCATATTCCTTCATCCTAAATCTATGTCCGAATGAACAATAATTAGCTTTATTGTGAGAGGTATTACGAACGCTTTTGCCCTTCACCAGAATAGCACCGTGTTTGTAGTCCGGATAGTCGGATTGGTTGGCTACTCTCTTAGCCAGTTCCATATATCGACGGATCTTTCCTTTATATTTATGATAGCGATCTGCTGGCTGTGTATCATATTCAATACACGGTTTGCATTGGACATTACTCAAAAAGAAATCCTCCCAATAGATTACTATTATAACCTAGAGGGAGGATAAAGTCAACAACTAATATTAAACTGCTACTTTAATTCTAAATACCCACCGAGCACGAATCCAATGACCATGCACATCATGATGCCCGGGTACCCATGTCCACGCCAACACCCGATGCGCCCGATGGGCAGGCGCATGATGATGGGCTGTATGGGTATGAGCACGAGGCTTCGGATTGTGATGACTTTGGTGCTTCTGGTGCTTGTGAGCAGCTTCAGCAGGGCTTAATGCTAGCGCTAGCATTAAAACGAACGTATTTAACATGTTAAATCTCCTATTTTGCGTTCAAGGGAATTGACAGATCGGCTGGGTCAGTATAGAAAGATTGTGCATCTCCTTCCCGACGATCAAACTTCTGTACAACCTCCTCATTCATTAGACGTATAACGTGTTCTTTAAATTCATTGTCACTCGAAATTAATTCTGTCCATTTGGACGGTTGAAATTTCTTAATATAGCCCTCGGGCATTTTAAGTGTGTACCAGGCGCCTGCACTTGACAAACAATCAGAACTCTTGATGGCATCAAACCAACTTTCTTCATCTCGAATACCAATCTCATTACCCCACATAATACGGAAGGTACAGGATCTCCCCTGTGTTCCAAAGCGGGACTTCTCCAACCGTACCTTGACTTCCGATCCAATCCGGAAGCCCTTATCATCTGTGACGAAGGAACTCTTAGCCTTGCGGCCGGTCAACCAAATCCGTAGCGAGTACGAATAGTGCATCGCCTTTCCACCAGGCGTGAGGTACGGAGTGGTCATTGCTATGATGCGTGCGTTCGGCCCTTGTGGAATGTTGGTCTTCAACTGGTTCAATACAATAAAAGTGGCGCGCTTGTCCGCAATAGGAATCGTCAGCTTTGACATTCCCTTTGCAAGGATACGCGCCTTCATCGCCATGGATGACTGGGGGTTAAAATCTCCCTCAACATCAGAAACACAGGGCGTAAACGCTAGCGAGTCCCAGATAAAAACCAACTGATCATCAGTCGCTGCCAACAGGTCTTCAATCGTCTCTAAAACGAACTCGACAGACGTTGCTTGGATGTACATTAAGCGGCCTAGGTCGCATCCTGCTCGCTCCAAAAATGTAGGGTCTATGGCGGACTCGGAATCAAAATAGGCGACAATCTTGCCCTGTTTCTGAGCGTTTGCTGCGATCTGTGCGGCCATGTATGACTTGCCTGTTGCTTCAAGTCCAGCAATCTCGGTTGTCTTCCCGACTGGGATACCTGTAACCTTCCCACGACAGATAATTGAATCCAACCATCGTGACCCTGTGGGAATCCATTCCTTGACTTCGGTAGGGTTCTCGCCCGTTAAATCGTGGGCGACGTTTCTACCTGCTTTCTTGTTAACTAATTTCATTAGGTCCTGCATAGCTACACGACCCGGCTTTGTTTTCTTAGCCATTTGCTCTCCTTATAAAAATGTGAGGCACCTGTTCCCCGTGCCTCCCTGCGGGAACAAACCTTAACCCGTCATCAACTCATCAAAGGCGCGGTCTACATCACTTCCCTTCTTCTTGTCACCGAACTTGGTGGTTTCAGAAGAGCGACCCTCCGCACTCTTATCAGTTGCGAGTTGTGCATCCAGAATGGCGTTAACCTGTTCTGGCGAAAGACGTTCGAATAGTGCATCAAAATCAGGCATACGATCAAGGAGGGCGGGGATCGCATCGGCGTCTTCCAGAAGCGGCGACGTATTACGACGCATCTTCAAGTTTGTTTGGGGATAAGCCCCTGGCTTATCAGCCTTGGTATATGTAAGGGTGATGTCGGTGCCCTCGTTAATGTCGGTCACATCACCATATTCCGGATCAAGAATGTATCCGAGAAGAAGTTCATATGCCTTCTTGCCGTATCCATAGACCTTGATTCCATCTTCTTCTTGTCCGCGTACCACCACGGGCGAGAAGTAACGCTGACGCACGAAGAGGGACTTAGCCAACTTCTTGCTTTCCTCGTCATTATTATCCACTCCTTCGCGCCATAAGGCAGAAGCGAATTCGCAAATCGGGCAGTGTTCCCCGAAATTGCGCTTGGGACACAGGATGCCCCCACGATGTTCTCCTACGTTGTAGTGGAAGGACATCTCCTTGAGTGGATCTCCGTCACTCGTCGGTATGATACGAATGTCCGTATCACCACTGTCTGGCTTAAAAAAGACAGACGATCTACTATCACTATTATCACCGCGCAATGATGCGAGCTTGCGGCGCATAAGCTCCATGTCGATTCCCATATTTATTTCTCCTTTATATTGGGTAAAGTATATCAAGCGTTCCTTGATATCTAATATATCACTCTTGTTCAAGCGAGTCAAGAGTTTTATTTTTATTTGTTTGTATCGTGTTTGTGTGGGCCACGACAAACCCAAAATCTTGTGCTAACGAAGTTTCATATATAGCATATGAAATTTTTCTAAAAGCATTTCTTGGTTTACTTTTCAAAAGATTAACAATCTTCCTGTGTAACCCTCCTTCTTCCTTCAATCTTTTTTCATTTATACACATATAATAACATAGTTCTCTCTCAACGTCAAGGTCAAAAAGCCAATTTTCTTTAAGAGTTTTCATATCGAGAATACCTACACTTCTAATACGGCAGATCTCAGATGGTTTTGCAATCAAGCCTATTTCTGGTTCATTGTGTTCAAAAAAATTTAAATAGTGAATAGTTGAATGTACAGACTCATTTAAAGCACTATAGTAGCCTTTGACAGATATATTATGAATTAATTCCTCTAGTTTTAAATTAGAGATAAGGGTGATTGTTCTAAAAAGGCCAGAACGGGTGTATTCTTGTAAAATCCCAAAAGTTACATTTTCTAATAATCTTGGAATACCGGTTAATAACTCAATATCTGGCTTGATATAAATGATATCAATTTTTTTATTTTTGATCTGCTCAAGAATTCCCAATGAATAATTGGAACTATATGATGAGCCAACAATAATAAATTGCACTCGTTCATCGAGATTATTAAAAAATTTCCCTACATTTGGAACGTTCTTCTCATAATCTTCGGGTAATTCATATGATTTCAACCTAAATTTATATTTGGAGGAACGACCAATCTTGTCATTCATCTGATATACATTATAATTTGGCGTATCAGAAAATCTTTCTGCTATTGCCGAAGCAGCATTTCCAAGTCCTACAATAGAAATCACAATTTTAACTCTTTTAAATCAAAATAATTCTGGCCGGCTCTAAGATTCACCATATAATTCCCAAATGGTGTCTTAGAAAATATAGTCTTAATTTCAGGAGTAAGGTGCCTTTCCTCATTATCTAAATCGATTACAATTTCATCGTGAATAATGTGTGATATAAAGGATTTTTTACCTTCTAAGAATTTATCAATTTCAACTGCTCTATCCAAAACCAAATCTGCGGTTGTGCTTTGCAGCAAGTAATTAAATGCTTTTTCATAACTTACTCTGATCTCTCTCATAGACGGTGTGCTAATAAAACCGTTTTGATACCATTTTTCAAGTAATTTCTTCCTATCATAATAATCAGTCTCTATGGTTTGAGCATCAGGATTGTAAAGCCATGCAAAAAAAACCGTTTTTGCAATATCCCGGCTCATCTCTCCGTCGAATATATTATCAACATTCCATTGATGAACATCTCCCAATGGTTGGTCTTTTCCTGAGAGGCCTATGAAGGTTCTAATTTCTGCTCCATTATAATCAAGGGAAAGAAATAGTTCATTATGGGGTTTAACAATCTTTCTGTAATCTTGTCTCATTGTCAAGATTGGAAAGGAATCAGAACTTGTCGTCAGTCTACCCGTAATTGTTCCAAAAAGATTATAATCAATATGCTTGGATCCGTCTAATATGTTTTTAACCTTTTCTCTATCTCGTGTTCTGTAAAAAAGATTTTTACACCCCTCGTTGTTGACATTCAAATCCTGATATTTGATCTTATACAACAACTCTTGTACTTTTGTGAGATGCTCATAATTTTTCGGTTTCTCATAGTTTTCAAAAACATATTCAGTAATTTTGTTTTTAATCTCACAAAACCGCTTCAGGAAGTCGGCCGGTACCAAATCAAAAACACAGTGCTCACGCATATTAATCTTGGCAATCTGAAATGATTTCATATATGCTTTGAAATGGCGCTGTACTTTGACAAGTTCTGGCAACATTTCCTCCGGGGCTGCTTGTTCTAAATTCTTGCCATTACTATATAACCACGCATATTCTATATCTTTGTCTTTTAAGGAACCAGTATATTTCCATGTCTGTGTCAAACCAACTGGGATATTGTCGAAGTGTAATTCACCATCGACATAGACGCCCACGCATTCACTTTTGTCATCAAGTGTTTGAAATATCAAGTTCCCTCCGAACATTAGTATATTTATAATAATAACTCAAAGATCCGTTATAGTCAAATGGTTTGTTTAAAATTCTTTCAAAATTTTTCAATGCCACCCCCAGATTCTGCGACGAATATAATTGGAGACAATCATCGATTAGATTTTTGCGCTCAGAAGGTTCGAATTTAGACTCTTCTTCCATAAATCTAATTTTAAAATATAGTTTGAGAAAATACAATTCAGAATATAAATTGTCAAATTTGTACTTTGTGTAAGTTTGTGGTGTTATTATTTTATTAACAGTGCGCCCGTCACATTGTTCTTGTACTGTGTAATCCTTTACTTTGATTTTATTATATAAATTTAACATGTAGTATCTAAATTTAAGAAAATAAGCGGCGTGTACTGTTTTATAATTGTAGCGAAAAACTTTATTTGTGTGATCTATGCCGTACTTGGACGCATATTCTTTAATCATATCCTGTGAGCCTATATCTGCTACCAGGCGCCACGGTATAAATCGATCAACCATAAAACCATAACTGTTGCACGCATTAACATAAAATGCCCAATTTTTACTATTAAGAAATTTATTTATTTTGTCGTCGTCATTGGTTGGATCAAGATCTGCTATTTCAACAACGAGCCCCGATGCATTAATCGGGCAGTATCTACTTTTTACGAATGCCGGCTCAGTAAAAGGAATAGTTCTAATTTTCATTTCTTCCAAAAGAGGGATTAATTTTAAAATAAATTCATCAAAATCTTGAACTCTTATCCTTTCATTTTTAAAACGAGATACAACAAAATTAATACGACTAGTTAGGTGTTCATCGTATAACTTCTTTGGATCGGTGTATGCTTTATGAACAACCAAATTAGATAAATATGGATCGCTAGTGTGAATTTTTCCAGTTGCCGCACATTTTCTAAATTGTTGTGCTAACTTTTCAAAAGCATCCACGACAAAGTTCATTGCTGAAAGATTGTCGACGGCTGCAGCGGAAGAACTAAATCTTTTTGTTTTTTCATTTCCTTTAATTATAATCGGCACGTAATGACGACTTACGCGACCATAAAAGAATTTTTCAGCAAAATTAAAATCAACGATATTATTATATGGTTCTTTCGAAATTCTACTTCTATAAATGATTCTTTTATCGTATAAATCATCAGCACTTTCACTATTAGTTTCAACATACAACGTTGACATAATGCCCTCCTTTAAAATTATTGTTCAAAAAATTCTTCTACAGCCTCTACCACTGGTTCAACCCATTCACTAAACCAAGATGTGTCTTTGGCGCTGCTTGCAGCAGAAGAACCAGCAGAAGAACCACATTTTTTAGTGATTTCGTCATTGACACCAGCGCCCTGATTTATTACTGTATCATCAGGCAGATTAGCTGTCGTTTCTGCTACCCACTGTGCGGTAATGGTGGTTTCTGCTTGTCCCGAACTAAAGGTGGTTTCCGACTTATATACTACATAGTAACCACCAATACCATATCTGGTCAAATCATAGTCGGTGCCATCTAATGATTTTGTATTAGGAGCAAACCCTCGCGGATCAACATAAATATATGTTCCGGGATATACTTTAACATTGGCGTAACATCTTATACTGACATTGTACATCAAACGCAGTTGTTGAAGCCCATCATAGCCATCTTGTTCAAAACGTAATTCGGCTAGATATTTAGCCTCTGTCTTATTAAATGAAATTGATTTCACAATTCCAGATTGCCTACCAATCATATAGTGAAAAATACCATTCGCTGAGTCCTGTTGAACATCTCCTGTCATCAATTCGTTAGGTTTTGTTCGACTGGCGAAATACACTAAATAATTTATCTGCCCTGCAATGGATCCGTCAGGGAGTGCCAGATTCTTAGGCCCAGAAATATTTAAAATTGGTAGATCAAGTGATTTGTCGTCTAAAATGGCTCTTGATAATCGTTTTCCCTCTTTAAGATTATAACCAGGAGGATCAAGAATAATATCAGTGACTTCATCGGTCCCACTTTGATCGTTATATGATGTAATCACCGATTGGTTAAGTATCGATTTTTGTTTTATTTTTAAAGAAAAACAAGTATCATCATTCAAAAAATTATTAATAAGATCATTAAATAAGTTATTTAAAAACGCGGTTAGACTATATGTATCTCTTTCCTTTTTAAGGAAACTCTTTGTTATCCATTCATTAAAATATTTCACAGAAATAGGAACGTCACCAAAATTTATATATGTACTATCTGATGGGTTTACTGGGTTTACTATTTCTAATGGGCCCAAAATAACCCTAAAACGTTTCCAATTCGCATAAAATTTCGTCAGAATACTTTGTTCAAGCAGCACGTCGCACTTTTCAACGCCCGCGAGATTCTCAAGATAGCCTCGTTGCTCCTCCAAACTCTGCTGAATGTTTTGCATTATTGTATCAATTAAATCACTTACATAAAAAAACATTAGATGTTTACTTTTTAAATCGGTAACGCTTCTTTCGGGTACAATCGTTTCATTTGCCTTATAATAAGGGCCCAATACTTTAAACTCGCTAATATCTTCTTTGCTCAAAGAAATGTTGAAAAGCCTCTTTCTATCATATAATCTTGTTAGCAGATATTGCATACTATTTTTTCTTTCCCCTTCAAGTGTGCCATCATCAGAAAGTTTCTTTTTTGCATCACTCACCTTTTGAGAGCCACAATCTCCTCTCTTCATCGCTTTAAATTCCAATTTTCTTCCCATTCTCAGAGTGTCGGTGCCATAATATGAAAAAGTGTTAAAATGCGCTTGATCAAAAAAATCTTCCACGTACGCAAGATAATTAATTATAAAGTTAACACGCCCATAGTCATCTATTTTAAACTCGTGAACGGTAGGAGTTAAATTTATTGTTGCATACGAATCGCTGATGGCGTCTAAAAGAACTTTTTTATCGTCATCAGACATATCAGAAAAGGTGTTTGCTCCGTTCGGGCGCGCCCAGCCCACAAGTGCTTTTAAAATAAAATTTAAATTTTTACCTCCCTCTTCAATAATTTTATTATATTTTTCATCCACTCCCCCGCAACTCTGATCTAGGAGATCATATGCAAGCGTTTTATCAATTACAGAGCCAGTTCTCAACGCTAGGTCAAGATAACAATAACCGCCGCGGTCTTTCAATAATTCATCAAAACTGTTTGCAAAGATCGTCAATTTTGCTTTAATACTTTTTTTGGCCGCAAAAGGATTATTGCCATCGTATGTAAAGGAGAAGTCCTTGATACCAACACCAAAACCTCTTTTATCTTTGTCTTTAAAAATACTTTCAACATCTGCGGTAGTAGCATAAGAATCAAAATTTATTTCTCTTTGTTGTGGGGAGCCCTCTTTATCATCTTGCGTAATTTTAAAAAATCTCATCATAGGGACCAAATGGGAGATTTGATCGGTAGTCATTTCAAAAAATTTGGCATTAGAAGGATATTGAGTTAATTTATTGATAAACGCAAAAGGTTCACCATCTAACATTAAGGATGCGTTGGATCCCTGAGTCTCTATACCGGCGAATGGTAATGTCTTTGGTTCTTTTAATTCAAGTGTTTCCTTCTTCCATTTTGCAATATCAAATATTTTTGCTAAGAGAAAGCATTGTTCTTTATAAACAATTGCAGGATTAAAATCTTCATTGAATTTAGAATAATTTATATTAGTCGCCGTGTGTGCTTCCTTCCATGCTGCATTTCTTGATCGAGCTTCTGCGGCGGCATCGGCATCCATACCGAAGAGCTTATCTAAATATTCTGCGACTTCAGGCTTGAGATAATCATCAAAAATAGATGGCGTTTCCTTTGCTAGCGCGCCCTGCGAGTCACTAAGGAACTTATTAAAATTATCCATAATATCCTCTGAGCAAGCTGCTATGTCGGCATACGCATCATCAATATGAGAGCCCAAGGATTCGGCGCTGGAGTCGCCTGTTTGATCTACATAATCGTAGACGGTTTGCGAAACAATTTCGCGATGGGATGCGGGTTTTATAGCGGCGGCACCCAGTGCGGCGCCGGCGGTCGTGCCGGTGAGTGCGGCGGCTAGCGCGGATGCTCTGGCCGCGGCATCGACAACTTTATTTCCAGTTTGAATAAACGTCCTACTTGAATCTGTTTTGATCGCTTCTAATTTTTTGATTAGGTCTGTGACAACTGTGGAATCACCTTCTTTTAATTTAGCATTTGTCAATTGGTTTGGGGTCGAATTAGAATCATCTTCATACCATAAATCAACAAGAATATCGGATGACACGCCTTTTAATGGTTCTATTGTATAAGAATTCTTTTGGGTAGCATTAATGGTGCCGTTGACTGCAGCCTCATTAATGTAGGTGTTCCATGAATTCGTGCTACTGTCTAATGCCAATAAACGACTGGACATCGTATTAAGGCACGGTGTGGATTTATCAACAAACCTCTCCCAAGATCCGCTAACCGTTTGGCCGGCGGCGCCTTCTAAAACATCCCAATCAACAGCATCAGACATACATTATACTCCAAGGGCCCTTAAGACGGTTTCAATATTTAATGGTATCTGTATTGTGCTTCCATTTGATAAATTAACTTCCGTAGGCACATGATTATACCAAGCAATCACCCACCAGTAGCGTGGGTCTCCATAATATTTGTCTGCAAGATTATAGAATCTATCGCCATATTTCCAAATATGCGTAGTAGATGTGATGGCCACACGTTGAGAAAGAGTCGGGTGGTATAACCTAGGCGTTGCATAATGTCTTATAAACTTCGTGTTTCTTTTGTCTCGCAGCGGTTTATAATATTCACTATCGCAAATCAAAATTTTATCTTTATTATATCTTCCCATTTAGTCTCCTCCTAGAAGTCCTCGTACCACGTGGTGCCCCCGGGGTCCTGACCGGTGCCGTAGGTGATGTCCATAGGCTCGCGGCTCGCGCCTTCTTCGGTAAGGGGGCCATGGCCGGCGGTGCCGCCGAGGACAACTGCATGCATCTTAGCCTGGAGTTCTTCTTGCTGGCGCTTGTCGTGGAGGGCTTCAAATGCCGTATCCATGGAGGCCTGGCCTCGGGCCATTGTCTCAGCGGCGGCTTCTTCGAGGAACATTTCTCCTAGCATATCATCCGCGAGCACATCGCCGAGTTCCCAGACCATCCCCCGGAGTTCCCCTTCGACGTTGGCCAGCTCTTTCTCTATGGCTGCGTTCGCGGCGAATGCGTCGTTCCGGGCTTCCTGCGCCACAAGATCCTCTAATTCAACACCGTAGGGAAATGCAACAATTTCCTGGGAAACAGTCCCGTATCCATAATCTGGGTTTAAAGAACCGAAATTACCGTTCGCATCCCACCCTAA